GAATTGCTTTGCCAAAATACCGGCAACGTCCTTGTCCTTGCCACCTTGCACACGCTTGACCATGCGGGTAAGTGCCTTGCCGGAATGAACGCGAACCCATACCGGCTCGCCCTCGATTTCCGCCGGCCTAGTGCGGTTGGCCTTGACTTTTGCCAAAATGCTTTCCTTGCCCATGCTGTCCTCCCAATGTTAGGTAATGGCCGGCCCGGTTTCAGTCAGGCTGGACAGATTGGTGACATAGAAGTTGAGGTCTACGTTAACACCGTCTGCCGGCGACCGCTCGACATCACTGTTGCTGATTGATTTCAGCTGCGCGTAGTAGGTGATGGTCTTGCCGGTTGACTTGCCGATCTTGTAGGTGATGGCCAACGCTTCCGAGCTGGTCGAGTAAAGCGCCAGGTCATTGGTCGGATCCGACTTCTTGGTGATGACGATGTCGGTAATCTTCTGGAGGTCGCCCAGCAATTTCATCTTCCACTTGGTCGCGTCAATGGTCGTCAGGTCAATTTCCTGACGCTCGCCAAAAACGGAAAACGCTACCGACACAATGTCATTTATGCCGGTTGCATTAAGAGTTGCGGTAACCCCCTCACCGTCAATAATGATGGTTGATTTGCTCATGTTCTTGATTCCTTATGCGATTGAAGGCCCGGTCTCCGCCAGGTCTGCGTTTAGGTTGGTAATGGCAAACGTCATGTCAACATTTACCCCGTCTGCCGCCGCCCGCTCAACCGAGCTGGGGCTGACATTCTTTAGCTGCGCCCAGTAGGTAAGGGTTTTCTTGGTGGATTTGCCCACATAATACTCGATGACCAGGTTCTTGTTGTCGCTGGTGTGTGCAAGCTCCGCCGCGGGGTCGGCCTTTTTGGTGATGACAACATCTTCCACGCCGACCAGGTCGCCCAGCAGGCCGACCATGTATTCGGTCGCATCGATGGTCGACAGGTCGATTTCGTCGCGCTCGCCATGCACCCCGAACGAGATGCTGACAATGTCGGCAATGCTGACATCGTTAAACTTTGCAGTCACCCCGGCGCCATCAATAATAATTGCTGATTTCGCCATGTCTTATTTCTCCTTTTTCTTGGCTTTGTAAACCTCGGCCTGACCAATTTTTATCAGTCGTTCGGCTTCCTGTTTGGCAATTACGATGACATCGCCCGGTTGCTGGATTGGCTTGCCATGCACTTGCCGTTCCACCTTGAGTCTGATTTTTTTCAGCATTATGGTTCCCCTGTTTAGGTTGCGGTTCTATCTCTTATCAACATAAATTCCGCGGTTGTGCGGACGTTGTTGGTTTCCGATCCGGTCATTTCCAAATCCGAGTTGTCAAGCACCTGAACAAGCGAACACGAATATACAGTGTATGACCCCATCTCAACGCGGTCAGCGATGTTAAGCCGGCTTATGACCAGTTCCTTGATTGCCTCCGCCGCCTTGTCCGTTGTCGCCATTACATCGACCTGCCAATTTTCAACATAGACATTCAGGCTTGACGATGCCAAATTCTGGATTTCGCCGGACACCCGCGTCAGCATCAGGTATGGCATCACGGCATCCTGGGGCGCGGGAAACGAAAACACGCTCGTTGTCGTGGCCAACGCCGCCTTAAGCGTGGCGTCTGCAAGCAGGTATGTTCGTAGTCCGGCTTTCACTTTGCCCCCATTGTCTTTAATTTTTTTCTTGCCTGTTCGGCAAACGCATGCAATGCGGCACCCTTTGACTGTATTGCCGCGGGCCGCATAAATGGCTGTGCCTTGATGTTGCGCTTTGCGCTGCCAAACTCAAGTATGTTGCCGACTACTTCAAATCCAACTTCTCGCCCTTTAAGCATTATGGTGCGATCCTTTGACGGTTTCATGTAAACTTTGCCTGCGTACATTTTGTCCCGTTTGCGCTTGATTACAGATTTGCCAATAAGTTTTTTTAGGCTTTTATGCTGCTGGTTTTTTCTTGCTGTGCGGGCAATAGGTGTCAGTCCCCTGCTCAAGGAAGACCGCACTACTTTTTTTTGCACCTTGTCGGGCAGCGCAAGTATTGCCTTGGCAAGCTTTTTATCGCCGGTTATTTCAAGCATTGATTTTGGCATGTCACACTTTCTCGTTGCACATCAATCGCATCATTTTGGCGTTGGTGCGATCTGGCAGGGGGGCGACAATCTCAAACGTCCTGGTGCCGTCGGTGGCCCGCATCTTGGGCAGCACCCCGTCAAGCCAGCGGATTGTTATGATGTGCGATATTTCTCCTTGCAGTTTGTCCGATTGCAGATACTCGCGCCCCGTCACCGGCCGGATTTCCGCATAGACCGTTGCAAATGTTGCCCAAGTCTTTGTGGTTTCCCCGTAATCGTTAAACGCATCCGTGTAAGTCTGGATGGTCAGACGGTCGCGCAGTCTTCCGACCTTCATCACGCCACCCCCGGCACCGTGTAGGCATTAAGCAGAAACTTGTATGTCCGGTTCTCCGCCAGGGTCAGCTCTACGTTTGATTCGGGATGCTCGAACAGGTCGGATGCCAGCGCCTTTATGCACTGCTTTATCGGCTGGGGCACCCTGCCATGAGCATAGCCGCAGGTGTAGGTTACGGTCACGGAGTTGATGACACCCCGCGTTTCCGGCCATTCCTGTTCGTAGTCAAGACCGATGCGCGGATACACGTTGTTCAGGTCGGTGCGGTAAACGCTTGTGGCCAGGGTCTGCTCGTCGCCGTCGGCATCCAGATAGGTAACGGACGAAACAGACCGGACTGGGCCATAAGGCAGTTCGATGTTCCCGTCGTCATCTGGAAAATCATCCAGAAACAACTGCCGCGTCTGCGGCATCAGCGAAAGCCCCGTGTGCTTTTCAACGGCTTGCCGGCAGGCTTTGATGTAGCCTTCGAGCATGTCGTCGTAGGTGGAAGAATCAAGCCGCATGTACGTCTTAAGGTCATCCACCGTCACGGGTTCCGCCGTGGGTTCAACGCTTACCGTTACGCCAGTCCAGTCCATTTCCCCGTTTCCTTTGTTTAGCTGACGTAGTCAGCGGTCAGGCTGGTGTACTTAAACCGCGAGCCGCCGCGAATGTAAGTGACCACGCCTTCGTCGGTTCCGGTGCCAAACGTCAACACGGCGCTGACATAGCGCAGTGCCTTGCCGGTGCTGGCCGCCTTGGCGGCGATCTGCTCGGCCAGAACTTCGGCGAACACATAGTCGCCGACAGCATCCGGCTGGGAGCTGATGGTCTTGGTCAGCACGGTTTCGGCACTGGTGCCGGCGCTTGATGCGCTCGCCTGTACCAGGAACGTCAGGTTGCTGGTTCCGACAGTGCGGAAAAACGACACCAGAATCTTGCCGTAATCCTTCATGTCGACCCACTCGACCGCGGTTGCGGAAGTGCCGTCCGGGTCAAAGTCGTACTGCGTAACCTTGAGTTCCGAGGTTAGTTTTTCAGCGGTAAGAGACATCTTGATCTCTCCTTGTGTTTGCTGTTGTTATAGGCGGCCATTGCTGACCGCCATTTGGTTTACGCCCGCTCCGCAAGAGCTACATAGGGACTCAAGGTCGTGGTAGACTTTTTCGGAGTCAACGCTGAACGCCACCACGGCTGCCCATCATTGTAGATGGTGAACCGGAAGGCGCGCTCGTTGTAGATGAAGCGGACATGGATGGACTCCATGAAGCTCGCACCGCCGAGCATGCCTTCGAGGTACTCGTTCCAGTTGACCAGCAGGATGTCGCCGGCATCGCCCAGGGTGGCGCAGTTCTCGTCGAACAGGATCGGACGGCCAAACAGGGTATCAGGCTTGTCCACGCCGTTGCCCGGAGCATACAGGAAAACGTCGGTGTTGGTGCCGGCGATGTGCGCCGCCATCAACTGGGTCAACGTGTCCTGATTGGCAAGCCAGATGCAACTGCCGTAACGCCACGCCCGCGCCCGCATCTTGGCGATGTTGGTGCCGTTGATGGTGTCGGCAGTCTGGCTGCCTTCCTTGGCGACTTCGATCTTGGCCGCGGAGTTCATCACGCCCAGGAACTCACCGACGCCGGTGCCCCAAATGCGCTCGTAGTTGAGCTTGGACATCTTCTCATCGCTGAACCCGGACTGAATAAGCGCGGCAAAGCTGATGGGGGAACGCTGGAGAATTTCTTCTGTTGCGTAGCTCAAGCCCATCAGGCTGTTAGCCTGCAACTTGATCTGCTCGTAGGTCTGCTTGCTGGCGTCAACCGTGCCAGTTTCCTCGCGCCGGTAAACCTGGAATCCGCCGCTCACACTTGAAGTGTGGTTCTTGTCAACGCGAGCATTGACATAGACCAGATCGGATGCCATTGGAACCTTGCGGGTGTATGCGCCGGTGTCAACCTGAGTCGCATTCGGGTCAACCGAAAGCAGGTCGGACAGAAACGCCGGAGGAATCAAGAATCCGCCGTCGGGATTGCTGGCAACCCGCGCCTCATCGCTGCCAACGGTGTTGGCGGCCAAGGGGGTCAGCTTGTCAGACAGTTTGTCCGGGCGGTTTCCGTTCATGCCGGCATTGATGACGTCCATGAAAAACTCGGTCTGGTTTTCATAGCCGCACTTCCGATCCTTTTCAGGATTGGCCTGCTTGACGGTCAAGTTCAACTTGCCTTCAAGTTCTTCCAGCTTCTTGTTGTCTTCCTCACGGGCCTTATTAATCTCGTCCTTAACGGACTTGATCGACTCGTCGGAAGCCGTCTTGACCTGATTGACCGAATCGCCAAGTTCCTTGAACTGATTTTTCAGCTCGTCGGTAAGCTCGACTTTAACGGTGTTCTGGTCGGGTTGGGTTACTTTGTCATTGTCAGGCATTTGTCGATCTCCATTTTGAATGCCTTGTTGATTTGACTGCGAATTTCCGCCGAATCAATCGGCAGACGGTTTTCAGGTTGCGAGGCGCGTCGCGCAGCCTCCGCCCGCGAATACCCTGCATCACGCAAGGATTGTTCACGAGCGCGCTTTTTCAGCGCTGCCTGATATGCTCTGAACGAAGATGGCAGGTTGGGCAGGATGTCTTCGTCTAGATCGAATGCGCAAGCCGCGGCCTTGGATTCCTCCAAAAGCTCATCGGCAAAGCCCATCTCGACCGCTTCGGCTCCGGTCATCCATGTGACCTTTGACATCATGCGCCTGATGCTCGCTTCGTTTTTGCCGGTTCTTTTTGCGTACATTTTGACAATAAGGTTTTCCAGTGAGTCAAGGTGGTCGGCCTCGCTGCGCATTTCGCCAGCAGTGCCGATTACTATGCCCCATGCGTCGTGTATCATAATCTCGGAATTGACCGCCATCTTTACGGTGTCGCATGCCATCGGAATCCATGACGCGCAAGATGCGGCAAGCCCGTCAATGTAAGCGTCGATGTGCAGATTGGATTCCCGCAGCGCATTGTAGATCGTAAATCCGTCATGGATAAAGCCACCCGGAGAATTGATGCGCAGGTTCATGTGGTCGCTTTTTTTCTCCACTTCCTTAAGGGCATTGCGGAACTTTTCTGGTGATACCCCGTCATCAAACATGCCGGTGCCGATAACGTCGTAGATAAGGATTTCCGGCGTGTCTGCGTCAAGGTTGACATGCAGCCAGTCGCTTGTTGCCGCCAGCTTAAGCATTTTCAGGTTGCGCGATGGCTGCATATTGCCGGGGCCGGGGCGCTCCTTGCGCCTCATCTCCCCGCCGCATTCAGGGCATTTGATATTGCGGCAATGCTCGTCAGAAGACATAACATGCCCGCAATCCAAACACTCGCATTCGTATTTTTTACTGTTCATGTCTTCAGCTCCCGCGGCCGGCTCAAACTTGATGTAGTCAATTTCGTTTTCCTCAAGCCACTTTTTGGATTTTTCAACCGTCCAGCTTTCAGCCTTGAACCGGTAAGCCTGGACTTCGCTCTTGTCGTCCTTAATTCCCAGGATAACCGAAACGCCATCAGGCAAATCCTTGAAACTCTCATCGGAGTTGTCTTGACGCCTAAAATCATCGTATTTGTCCGGGTCAGTTATTCTTGCGCTGTGTTCGCTCGGATACGGCATGACTATTCTCCAGGTTGGTTTTCTTCTGCCGGCAGGGGAGGATTGTCATCCTGCGATTGATTGTCCTCGTCGGAGTCGATAACCATTTGGCCGGCCCGGACATATTCGTTGCCGCCATCCCTGCTGTTCATGCCCTCCATGCGCCTTAACTCGTTAGGCGACAGCGCCCCCATGTTGTAAAGGTTCTTGTAGTATTCGGCGCGGCCCTTGATGTCGCCACGCATAAGCATTTGCGTCTCGTAGTAAGGCTTGATGCTGTCGCTTTCGGCCTCGGTGAGCAGGCAAAACGTTACCGCCTGCATGATGTTGGTCAGGTAGGGATTAAGGGTGTAAGTCAAAAAATCGCGGTTCTTGTGTTCGAGAGTGTTCCACCCCTGCGACTTGGACGTATCGCCGACCATCGAAGGCGGGACATGAAATATGCCGCAGATGTCCTCGCGCTGGAACTTGCGGCTTTCAATGTATTGGGCATCCTCGTTGCTCATGGCTATTTTTTCAAGTTTCGCCCCGCCGTCAAGGAATCGGGGCATGCCGTAATTGTCGCCGGTGCCGCCCTTCTTCCACATCTTCGCCAACTTGAGCAAGTGTTCGGGCGACAGCTTTTCCGGGTGCTGGATTACCAACGGCGGAGTGGCGTCGTTGTTGAAAACCCGCGCCCCGTGCTGTTCAGCCGACAATGCCATGCCGATCGATTCGGCCGCGTACTTGATTGGTGACACTGGATTAACGCCGTCAAGCGTCCGGTAGTTGGCCCAGAAAAACGACTCTATCGGCTCCTTGTCGAACTTCATAAACTTGCCAGGACTCCACCGCGCTATGCCGCTTATGAGCATTAAACCATCATCGGTCATTTCTCGACTTACGCTGTCGGGGTGCAACGGGTAAAACCCAATGGGCTTTCCGTTGTCCAGCCGGTTGACCCAGGAAATAAACCCGCCGCGCAAAAGAATGCACTCAAGGTTGTAGAGCCAAAATGCGTATGGCGTCATGTATTTATTGGGCTTGCCGGTCAACAGCTTGAACACCGGATGCTCGCTGGCATTTTCGGTGTCGCCGTCCTCAAGCTCGCGTTTCAAGACCAGCGGAATTGACGCAATCACTGACGAAAGCAGATTTACGCAGGAAAAGACAGCCGTTGCATACAGCGCCCGTTCCGCGTTTACCGCGATGCCGGAGGAGGTTGAGGTTGAAAATATCGGGAATCCGTCGTCATCAAGCCGGGTAAACCTGCCCGTGTAGGCATTGCAAGCCCCACGGAAGGCCGACTTAAGCCTGCCGAAAAACGATTTTGCCATGCAATGTTCCTTTTTAACATTGCAAGGTATGTTGTCAAAATCGTTAATTCAAACGACTTTTATGACAATATTGTTAGATATAGCAAAAAAGTTACGCTTTACGCTTTCTGGACGTCGCGACATATTTTAATTTTTGGAAAAGCCGTAGCCATGCGCTCCAGAATAACTGCGCAATAATTCGGGCTAATCTCTATGCCATAGCACTTGCGGTTTAGGTTTTGGGCGGCAACCATTGTGGTGCCGCTGCCAATGAACGGGTCGTAAACCTCCGGCGCGTCGTGGTTGCAGATCGGGCGCGCCATGCACTCGACGGGCTTCTGGGTGCTGTGGCCGTGTCCGCTGTCGTCTCGGGCGGGGATGTTCCAGAGCGTCGTTTGCCTGCGGTCTTCCGTGCGGTGTCCCGGCCTGCCGTCTCGCACTGCGTACCA